GGTCTTTGCGAATATGCCGACCTTCGTCGGAACGAAGGAAACCGTCTACACGATCACCGACGGCGCGGCGTTCGAGATTGACCCCAGCAACGGGACGATGCAAAACGTCACGCTGGGCGCAAGTCGCACGCCGAAGGGGACGAACTTTGCAGCGGGCGAGAGCGTCACGCTTCGCATCAAGGACGGCACGGCCGACACGATTACGTGGACCGACAGCACGTTCGGAACGGGCGGCGTCATATGGGTGGGAGGCTCTGCGCCCACGCTCGATCCGACCAACTGGACGGTTGTCGTGCTGTGGAAGGAAGGCAGCCAAGTCTACGGCAAATACATCGGGACGGTGGCCTGATGGTAACGCTTGCTCGGAAGCTGATGGATGCCCCGGCAAGCGGTGCCGGGCCTGTTGTAATTGAACGAACCGCAGACCCCGCTGGTGTTGCCCACAGTTCTGACGTTGTAACGTACAGCAGCCAGTCCATCGGGTCTGCCACAAGCGACCGGATTATTGTTGTCACGGTGCTTTCGGAAAAATCAACCGCTGCGCCTGTGAGCGCAACGATTAACTCTGGCGGTGGCCCCGTTTCTATGAACTCGACGGCGACCGGAAACTTTGGGATAACCTATTCAAAAATTTTCTATCTTGCTGTGTCAACCGGGACAACGGCGACAATAGCGGTGACGTTCACTGGTGGCAGTAGCGTCGGCAGTTCCCAAAACAAGATTGTTGTCTATAAAGTGACTGGCGCGGATGCCACGCCCGCGACGTCTGGAACAGACGGTTCAACGGATATGGACGCGACAGACCCGCTAACGACGGGTTCAATCTCAATTCCTACCGATGGCGGGTTTATCGGTGCTGTGTGTAGCGCGACACAGACGACAACTCACACGTGGACTAATGCAACGGAAGATTTGGACGCAAGCGGCGGAAACTTCCGATACTCGACAGCGACCAGAACAACGCCGGGAACCGTTACCATCACTTGTGAGGCGGTGGCCGGAAACGAAGATGGTGCGTTGTCCTTTATTGTCTTTGACCCGGCATAGGGAAAGTTACGATGAAATATCTTAGAGCCAAAGGCGACAAGACCGACTATCCGTTCAGCTTGTCAACCTTGAGAGTCGAAAACCCGAACACGTCTTTTCCCAGGGAAATGACTGACAGCATTCTTGCTGAATATGGAGTGTTCCCGGTCAAGGAATCCGAGAAGCCGGAAACGACTGTCTATGAAAAACTGGTTGAAGGGGCGCCGGTTCTCATCGACGGCGAGTGGAGACAGGTTTGGGAGAAGCATCCGGCAGATGTGCCCGGCAGTGTCTCGGCTGCGCAGATAAGGATATTCCTGCACAATGCGGGAATGCTCGAAGGTGTCGAGGCCAAGATTGCATCCATGTCAAAAGAAGCACAAATTGCTTGGGAGTACAGCACGGAGGTGCAGCGAGCGAGCCCGCTTCTTGAAGAGGTGGCGAAGGTGTTCCAGTTGACGCCTGAACAGATCGACCAGTTCTTTATTGAGGCTAGTTACCTTTGAGATTCCATCTTGTCAGCCTCCCCCACACCCACACGACCGATGCGTATAGTGCCTGCGCATTCACTGAGAAGATCCGCAAGTTTTCCATTATGATGACCCGCCTTGGGCATCAGGTGTTCCTCTATGCCGGCGCACAGAACGAGGCCCCTTGCACGGAGCATGTCGCGTGCATCAGCGAAGATGACCGGCGCAAGGCGGTTGGCGATTCTCACTACTGCCTCGCATCCTTTGATGCCAACTTGCCGCACTGGCGCACGTTCAATGGGAACGCCATCCGCGAGATCGGCAAGCGCATCCAGCCGCAGGACTTTATCTGTGTCATCGGCGGCTACTCACACAAGGCCATTGCCGATGCCTTCCCGGCGCACATGACGGTGGAATTTGGCATTGGCTATCCCGGCACCTTCGCCAAGTATAGGGTCTTTGAATCCTACGCATGGATGCACACGGTTTATGGATCGCAGGCCGGCAACCCCGGCGCGGCGGATGGCGTGTGGTTTGATGACGTGATCCCCGGCTATTTCGAGGTTGAGCGGTTCCCGTTCTCTGCCGAGAAGGATGATTACTTCTTCTTCATTGGCCGCCTTATCGAGCGCAAGGGCTACGCCATCGCGGTCGAGACGTGCAAGCGCATCGGCGCCAGGCTTTTGATTGCCGGGCAGGGCGCACCGCCTGAGTATGGGGAATATCTTGGCGTCATCGGCCCCGAGGAACGCGGGCGCGTCATGGCGCGGGCGCGGGCGGTGTTCGTGCCGACAACCTATATTGAACCATTCGGCAATGTCGCGGTGGAGGCGCAAGGGTGCGGCACGCCGGTAATCTCGACCGATTGGGGCGCCATGACCGAAACCGTAGAGCATGGTAAGACCGGGTTCCGGTGCCGGATGCTTTCGGAATTTGTGGAAGCCTGCGACAGAGTGTCAGAACTGGACCCGCATTACATCCGCGAGCGTGCGCAGCGGCTCTATTCCCTTGATACGATTGCGGAGCGATATGACCGCTATTTCCGGCGGCTTCTCACGCTATGGGGCAACGGTTGGTATAGTTGAACCGTCCGTGAACTGCTCAATATTGCCCAATTAAAAACGCAAGTTGCTTGTGCTAAATTACCTTCGGCAACGAGGCGAGAATGACCCCCAATGCTTTCGAGATTCTTGGCGCAATTATGCAGTGGGTTATCGCACCCGTTGCCGCGTTTGTGTGGTTGATCTACGTGAAGCAGCAAACCCATTCCACACAGATCGCGGTCCTGCAAGCCGAGGCCATTGCGGCGAAAATCGCCCATGACCGCGAGATCCGCGAGATCAAGGAAACCGCCAACGCCATTTTCAGCGAGATCAGTTCCATTGAGGAGGCATTGCGCAAATGAAGATTTCACGCGCCGGGCTTGAACTCATCAAGCGTTGGGAAGGCTGCGAACTCAAGGCGTACAAGGACAGCGTTGGCGTCTGGACTATCGGTTATGGCCTCACCTCTGCGGCGGGGATTGTGCCCGTCAAGGAAGGCATGGTCATCACGCAACAGCAGGCGGATGACTACCTGGCGCGAGCCCTCGGGCAATACGAAAGCGCAGTTGTGCGGGCGATCAAGAGGCCCCCGACGCAGGCGCAATTCGATGCCATGGTGAGTCTTTGCTACAACATCGGGACCGGGGCTTTCGCCGGGTCCACGCTGGTGCGCCGCTTCAACGCTGGCGACATTGCGGGCGCCGCCGATGCGTTCCTCATGTGGAACAAGGCGGGCGACAAGGAACTCAAGGGGCTGACGAACAGGCGCAAGGATGAGCGGGCATTCTTCCTCCGCGCGTCTCCCGCAGCCACCGCCCCCGCGCCCATCCCGCCGCCGCCCGACATCGAACCCCCGCAGGACCCCGATTCCCGCATCGTGGACAACGCCCCGCCGCCCGCTGCCAACATGGGCAAGGGCATTGCGGGCGGGCTTATCGCCGCGCTCGGCGCCGCCTTCGCCGCCTTTTTTTATTGGATGACGAAAGGATAACCCATGGAAACGCTTAAGGGCTATTGGGCCGCCTTCTCTGCCCGTGTTGGTGCCCGCAATGCCGCCCTCGTGGCGGGCTTCGCGGTGGTGCTGGTGGTGGCGCTCATCGTGGCGGCATCGTGAGGCTGCCATGATGGTCCAGAACTGGCGCGACGCCTGGAAATGGTTTTCGGTGCAGGCATTCGCCGTCATCATCGCGCTTCCCGCCGTGTGGATGGCGCTGCCTGCCGATGTCAAGGCCATGGTGCCCGATGGGTGGGAAAAGTGGATTGTGATGGGCATTGCACTGGCGGGGCTCTTTGGCCGCCTCATTGACCAGCAGAAAGCCCCCCCCGCGTGATTGCAGCAATCGTCAAGTTTTTGACGGGCGGTTTCGTGGACCGGATTTTCGGCATCGCGGAAACGTACATCAAGACCGAGGGCGATAAGGCAAAGTTCAAGGCCGAGGTGCAGTCGGCAGCCAATGAGGCGGCGGCCAATGTCGAAAAGGCATGGGCCGAATCCGCCGCGAAGATTGCCGCCAGCACGCAAGACGCGCTCAAGGCGTCTCCCATCCTTCAGCGCGCGTGGGCGGTGGTCCTGTTCATGCAACTCGTTGTGCTTGTCTGGTATCAGGCGGGCGCCCCTGCCTATCAGGTGATGACGGGCACGCCGTGGCCCGCGCCTATGGCATCAATCGAGTGGGCATATTTTTTGATTGGCGCCATGGTTGGCGCTGGTCCGCTCGTGTTCAAGAGGTGACGCAATGCGTTCTGCGCTCGTGGCCGTGCTTGTCCTCATCGCATCGCCCGCGCTCGCGCAGGAAAGCCCATGCGGCCCCACAGGCAAGGTAGAGGCCCGCATAGCCAAGGAATACGGCGAAAGCCTTGTGGGCGCAGGCATCACGCCCGGCGGCGTTCTGTTTACCACAATGAACCCGCAGACGGGCAGCTTCTCGATTCTGCTTCGCCGTCCAGACGGCCAAACCTGTGTGCTGATGGGCGGCACCGGGTACGCCATGCAAGACCCTGAGAAACCCGGAGTAAAACTATAATGCGTATCGTCCTGATGTGTGTTGCGTTGTGCTTCCTTGCCGTGCCTGCCTTCGCGCATTCTTGGTATTCGGAAAAAACCGACCCAGTAACTAAGCGTGGGTGCTGCGGAATTCGGGATTGCAATAAGATTGTACTGACCCCAGAAAACTATACGCCAGTTGATGGCGGGTTCCGCATCAGGTTAACGGAAGAGCAGGCCAAGCAAATCAACCCAACGAGGCACGATGCGCTTGATATTTTTGTGCCCGACAACCGCGTGCAGCCGTCAGAAACCGGCGACTATCATCTGTGCATCCCGAATTTCAACGGGGTCACTTACGGCGATTTTTATTGCTTCTTCGCTCCGGGGATGTGGTGATGGGGAACCTTATCAAGCGCGTTCCTACTCAGGCGGAAATCAAAGAACTATTCCACTATGACCCGGAAACAGGCGTGTTTGTTCACTTGCAATCGCGTGGCAAGGGAAAGAAGGGGCGACCAGTCGGGAAGGTGAATTTCCACGGCTATGTTGAAATGCGCGTGTTGAATAAGTTATTCACTGCGCACCGATTAGCTGTCCTTTACATGACGGGCGAGTTGCCCATGCTTCCCTTCACTGTGGATCACATCAACGGCAACCGCCAGGATAACAGGTGGTGCAATCTCCGTGTTGCAGACTACCGCCAGCAGTCATGGAATGCCCCTGCGCATCGTCACAATAAATCCGGCCTCAAAGGTGCTTGGCCGTGCAAGCAAACTAGCCGCTGGGTCTCCATGCTTCAGGATGGACCTCGCCGGATTTGGCTTGGCCGCTTCAATACGGCAGAGGAAGCGCATCAGGCATGGATTAAGGCGGCGACCGATTTGCGCGGGGCAGAATGGGTCAATAGAGCTGCGGCGGCATGACCCATGCGCCGCATCCGATACCGATTCAAGCACAATCGCGGATGCTGGGGCAAGGCATGGCCGCACCAATCCAGAATCGAAATTGACCCATCCCTCGATGAAAAGACAACCCTGGACATTGCCTTGCACGAGGGCTTGCACGTCCTCTTTCCGATCATTGACGAAACCGAAATCAACGCGGCGGGCAAATCCCTTGCAGACCTCCTATGGCGCATCGGGTGAGCATCCTTCCTCCGCTGCGGCTAGTCGTGGTCGAGTCGCCATTCGCCGCCACGCCATACCGATCCCGCGCGCAAAATCGGGAATATCTCAGGATGGCGATGGCCGATTGCATCAGGCGGGGCGAGTCGCCTATGGCCTCGCACCACCTCTTGCCGGAAATCCTAGAGGATGCGGACCTTTTCGAGCGGGCATTGGGCATCCGGGCAGGGCTTGCGTGGGGGCAACATGCGGCGGCGTGTTGCGTCTATGGCCAGCTAGGCGTATCGCCAGGCATGTCTCAGGCCATCGCTCACTATAAGGCCGCCGGCAAGCCCATAGAATGGCGCGGCATCCCCGAGATGGAGTTTCGGCGCATCCTGGCGATGGAGGGCTAGGGCTTGCTGATATAGGCGCGGAGGGCAGCGGCGATGTCTTGCGCCTGCAAGCGCATCAGGCCACGGGTTTCGTCTGCCCCTTCCTGCCATGCCTCATATGCGTTTCGCTCCGCCACCCTCGTAGCCTGCTCCATTGCTATGTCGAGGGCGATGGAGGCGGCGCGAGCGCAGCATTCTGTCAAAAGATCTATCTGGCGAGGGGAGGTGACAAAGCCGGTGTCTTCTTCCCTGCCAAAGTCATTCATCTGGACTTTGAGCATAATCGCCCTCGCCATCTTCTCTATTAGTGCGTCACGGTCAGGGGTCATGGCTTCACCTCGGGGAGGGGGAGGCCATGATTGGCAAAATCCCCATGATAACGGTTGCGGGCGTTCTGTGCAGCCTCAGCCGCCAGTTCCTTTGTGCCAAATAATCCAACGTGATTGCTGCGACCTTGGACTTTGACGCTGGCTTGCCATTTCTGGCTCTTCTTGCTCCATGTTACACCTTTGTATCCGCTTGTATTTGCGGAGGACATTAGTGCGTTCCGGCTATTTTGGGCGGCGTTCACAACGCGCAAATTTGCAATGCGGTTATTGCTGCGGCAGTTGTCGATATGGTCAAGAAACCCGCTTGGCCATTCGCCATGTGTCAAAAGCCATGCAATCCGGTGAGCCATATACATCTTTCGCTTTATTTGGACTTTGACATAACCGGTATATGCCACTGACCCGGCAACACTACCCGCAGGCATCGACCCGTTTTTCTGGGGCTCCTTCCACGTTAGCAATCCAGTCTCTGGGTCGTAGTTGAGGAGTTGTTTAAACACATCTATTGGCAGCCGCGCGTCATCTTTCATCGGGGGAGCCTCCACCACCTCGGGCGGGATGCGCTCGGCAAGTTCATCCTTGTCCATCATTCTTCTCCTTGTTCTCGGGTGGCAGTTTCGCATACCACGCTCTGTCAAACTCAAACATTGCGTCTGACGGGCTGTCTCCAAATCCGGCGACGCCGTCTTGCAGACTTTCGCCGTACAGCGCGCACCATTTGTTGCCGTCGATGAATACGCGCGGCTTCCAGACTACACACGGGCGCGTCATCTCTTCTCGCACTTTGTAGCTATCGTCGTCTGTCATCATGCTTTCTCCTTGCTCTTGGGCGGCGGTGGGCGCAAGGCACTGGTCGCGTGCGGTATGCGCGCAGTTGGGCCATGTTCAAATATCACTCATCATTCCCTCCTGCCTGGATGATGGCGGCGCGGACGGCGCAATCCTTGGCTTCCGCTTTGAGTGTGCGGCCTTCCCAATGGCGCACATAATCCATGACGGAAGGATTGTGTGCCGCCGCCTCTGCTATGCCGCTTGTCCGCAGCCTCTCCACCTCTTCCTGTAGGACGGTGATGGTGTCGGCGGCTTCGTTCATCGTGTCGCGCCATCCAAGACTCCCGCACTCGTGAGCCTGTTCCGCGTGTTCTCGCAGCCTCTCTACAATATCACTCATCATTCCCTCCTGTCTTGGTGATGGCGGCGTGGGCTTCCATCTGCGCTACGACCATCTGCTCGTGAAACCTGTTCATTATCTCCGCGCACACGGCCTGCCACGCCATGCCGGGGTTCTTGCGTATCCACTTGTGATAGGTGGACATGGCATCGCGCCATTGTTCTTCTGTGATTTCCTCAGGTTCCAGCATTTTTCCACCTCCTGCACGCCGGGTCTTTGGCCCGCACATCGCTTCCCCTGCCGCCCGTCCAATATAGCTGCATCAGTTCGCACTTGAGGTAGGTCTTTGCCAGTCTGTTGCGGTAGAGATGCTGGCAGGTTCCGCAAGTCTCACCTTCCGGCCCTGTGCCTGGTTGGGCAGCATGACCGCGTGGGGTGGGCGTGCCGCGCTTGCCTTTGGCCTTCAGCTTGGGAAGTGGGATGCCAAGGCCAAACATATCACTCATCCTGCCCTCCTGCCTTGGCAATGGCGGCGCGGACGGCGCAATCCTTGGCTTCCAGCAGCTTCCGTAGGGCAGCCGTGCGCTCCGGGTTGCGTGGCAGTTCACTGACGATCTTGTGAGCAAGTTCGCCAAACGGCTGGCTGATAGCCTGCAAGTGCGCGGGAAGGTGAGAGTAAGCAAAAAACTGCATTAGAGGCTCAGTCATTTTTTGATCCTTTCTGGTTTGGGGTGCGATAAAATTCTCTAAGCGGGGTCAGTGGCTCTAATTCCCCAAACCTGACGCCTAAAGCCTTGATTTGTGGGATAGGGGCAAGTCCTGGTGGGCCTACCACCATTGTTATTTTTCATTTGTTTTCAACGTCGTTTTCCCGCGCAACCTTCATGGCACGGGCAAGATCGGCCTGAGTGAATGGGGCGGGTCTACGGCTCATCGCTCTACCGTCCTTCCGTCCAGTGTCCGCTTCCATTTCGACTTACGGCTACCCGGCATGACAGGCCCCTCCTTGCGAATGCCACGGTGCTTGTCTTGCTGCCTGACCGTTTTCGCGGCCTTGGGGGTGTCGTGCTTGGTACTCTTGAATTTATGACAACGCGGGCATACGCAAAGGCAGTTATCAAGACCAGAGTCCCGAGAATTGGCCCATAACACAGCATGGTCAAACTCGACCCCGTAACCCAAATCAGCTTCGCAGCGTTTGCCATCGGGTAGCCCGTATAATGGTCCTATTGCCTCACAGCGAAGCCCCGAGCGTGCCAGAGCCTCGCGCTTGACGGGTTTAGAGAAATAACGGCTCATTACTCGCAGCCCGGCTTTGGCATTACCCATGTCCGGCTGAGATGTGTATGCGGGCTATCCCCTCCCTTGGCCTGCTCAATGCGCGATTCCTTGAAAGTCATGATCGGATGCACGAATCTATATTTCGTGTACCCGCCACGATTCTCGATCCAACCGCGCTCCACCAATGCGCGGGCGTTCGCGTGAACCTTGCTTGGGTGCCGTAACATCCGCCAAGCAACCTCGCGGAAATTGATTCCAAAATCCGCATCGTGCGGCTTGTGGCTGACTAACCAGCGGTAGACTTCCGCCTGATCCGGCGTCATGCCATATCGCGGGCGACCGTCAACGGGCTGGCCAAGGGGGAAGGCGGGAACGGTGCGCTCGGAAATCAGATAGGCAAAATTCATGCAATCCTCCAGACACGGACACCCTTAACGCCACCAACAATCACAGACCGCCGCTTGAATTTCATTGGGCGATACCAGTTGCCAGTTTTTCGCATTGATTCAGTGGTCTTTCCGGCGGCAAAAAAACTATCCCCTACGGCCATCTGACGCCACGGGTACATGGGTGGTTTTCCGCACGGGCGGTTGTCTGTATGGTCTTGCCAAGTCATGCCGCCCTCGCTTCGTTGGACTTGGCCGGATCAATGCCAGTCTGTTCCGCCACGTAGGCAAAGACCTTTTCAGCCACTTGCAGAAACTCTTTCTTGAGAAGCACGCGCCGCGCCATGCTCCGCGCCGTGTAGACCGTCACCACATCGCCGCGCGGAATGGCGATGCAGTATGCGTCCCGCACCTTGAAGGCATTGGCGATGCCTGGCGCTGCGGACTTGGAGCCGCACGCAATGGTCATGGCGTCACAATGGCCGATGGCAATCAATGCGTGCTTCCGCAAAATCTCCGCGTTTGGCCACCGCTCGCGCATCGCATCGGGTAAGCTGTCCCATGTGTCGCGCAGGGCGGCGAAGAATCGGCGGCGCATGGGATCGGCGCTCATGTAATCGCCAGTGACAAGCGCCCCGCAATCCGGGCAGTGAATGTCGGTCATTGCTCACCTGTAGCCTTGAGGATGGCGGCGCGGGCAACCATTCTCGCGCCCAGCGAGTCATCATCATAGTCAAGCAAATTTACAACCTGTTCCAGCGCCTCCAGCAAATCAGGTGCAGCCGCTATGAGGCGGGCGTTGGCTTCATCTTCAGTGTCAAGGAGTCTGCCCGGCGTTTGCGCGACCTCGCCATGACCGATTGCCCACACAATGCGCCCATAGTCATTATCTGACCCGTTCGGATAATGTTTGGACGCAAGGTAATATGTCCACGGCCCCGGTGTGTGCTTGCTCATTGCCTTACCTCCACAGATTTGCGTTTCAGCGACCGTTCCGGCTCGCACCGATACTCGACACCGCCAATCACGCCTTGCAGCACCTCGGATTCCTGGCGGGCCATCGCAGCACGTCCTGCGCACGATTGCAGGCTAAGGCCAGTGCGCTCTATGTAGGCGTCACCAGATAGGAGGAAGATGGCGAGAAGGGTATAGGTCACTGCCCCAACTCCCGCTCGATGCGCTCAATCTCGCGTTTCACGCCAAGCGCATCCGTTTTTGCCCGCGCCCAAAACTCTTGCAGCGGCACCCGGTTGGAATTCTTCCACTGCAAAATCTCGTGCGGTTGCATGGCCTTGAACCGCTCAAGGATCATGTCGGCGGCCTTCGCAAGCGGGATGCGCTCCAGCCCGTCGCCCATGTCAAACATGATCGCCTCGGCCCCACCAATCATCGCCAGCCGGGATTCAACGTTGGCCTTCTCCGCAATCTCGGTGGCGGTCAGGTCCAGGGTCTTGGCGCGGTCCAGTTCCTCATCGGAATAGATGGCCGAAAGATCCTCGGGCCATGCCCGGCGGATGGCCTGCGCTTCGGCGCACTTGGCGAGCATCAGCCGCGCCATCTTGCGCCAGTTGTCCTTATTGGGGTCCAGTTGCATGGTGCCGTCTTTGCGGAACGAGCGCCGGCCATCCTCGCCGTTGACCCATTTGCCGCCCTCGACAATCGGGGCAAACTCATCCCAATAGGCAACCGCGGCGACCTCGTGCCATTGCCCATGCGAGTGCTGATAAACGGACACCTCCGCAGAGATAAGCCCAAGCGGATTCTTGGCCTCATCGACCAACGCCGGGTCATAGGTAAAGCGGGGCGCCCGCGTGTCGGGGCGATATTCTCCCGAGCGTTTCGCAACCGCGCGAAATCCGTCAATGCCCACCACAATCGACATGCGCCGGCGATCAGGTTTGTCCTTGGAAAAGACAAAGGCATAGATTTGTTTCCGCAGCGGATCGAGGCCGAGTTGCGCCGAAACGTGCAAGAACTGGTCAAACTCAGTCTGGTTGCAGTCCGGGTTCATCCGCTGGATGAGTTGGATTTGCGAGGCTTGAAACGCCTTGGACAGCGGGACAATGTTGCTCATGTGCTCACCTGTATTGTTTCTCCGCCGTTACTCATCATCGCGCCGGGGACATCGCGGCCTCCCTTGATCGCGGCGGCAACCGCTTTCTTGTCAAGTTTCGGATCGGCTGGTTTCCAGAACTCGGATGGGATCGCCGCTTCATCCAGAATCAACACGGACGGAGGAACTGCCTTGCGCGAGATCGTGCCCGCTGGCGTCTCAAGTTTCTTGATCTCGCCCGAGGACATCGCCGCCAGGATGGCAACACGCCGCATCCCGATGCGCTTCTCGACGCGGTCTTTCCGGTCGCGCAGCTTGTCCATCAATTCGGAAATGCCGTTGACGGATGCCGCGTCAATGACGTTCTGTTCCGCTGCAAGGCGTATCAACCCTTCAAGGTCAATCTCGCCTTCTATCGTGTCGTGGATCACGTCCACGTCATCGCCCGCGATCTCGCGCAACTGTTCCTTGAGGATGTCAGCGGCCTGTGTGGCGCGGTGGAGGAGATAATCAACGTCAGCCATGCTATGCAGCCTCCGCGCCGGTGTCAAAGTCCACAAGGTCATTCATGTGCATAGTCCCTCGGTTGAGTTTCCGGCAGTGGCGTGCTTGCCCACATCAGGGCAGCCTCAAATTCCGTGGCGTCTGGATGGTCGCGCAGATACGAGTCAATGAACTCGTCGCGCTCTGCCTCCAACCAATCGGGGTCAGTTGCAGCGGTTGAGATAAAGGGGCGCATCAACGTTCCTCCATGAACTCAGCGCGGGCAATAAGCCGCTCCATCGGGGTTTCGGGTTCTGGCGGCATCAGCTTTGAAACGGCCTCGGCTGCTGCCTTCAAGCAACCGTGTGCGCTCAGTGCTGCGTTGGGAACCATGACGGGGCTTAGCGGGTCATCTTCGTAATCGCTGTGCCGATCCAACGGGCCAAGAGCGTATTCGGCGGCATCAAGCAATTCTTGGATGGCGTTCCAAAGTTGCTTGTCCATTACGCAGCGTCCTTTGCGGGTTCTGCGGCGGGGCGCTTCACAAGGTCGAAGCCGAGAGCATCAAGCGCAGCCGTCAGCCGCTCCAATCCGCTTTCAACAAAGTGCGCGCGCGGTTCGCCTACCAGTTCGCAAGCATAAGCTTTGGCAAATTCCGGCGCGGCGTGCGCCAAGTGCCATTGCGCGGTGTGCAGTGCTTCACGGTTCATTGATCTTCCTCCTCTTGGGTGTAAATTCCATCGTCGCAATACTCACAGCGATAGTCGTAGACAGCATCCCGCCCGCTGCCTTCGCAGTGAGTGCATATCGACTGGCCGGGTTGCAGATGGATGATGTGGTGATATTCAGCGCCGCTCACGGATACCGCAAGGCAGACACGCGCGATGTTGGGCGAGTCGCTCTTGAGGCGGAACATTGTGGGGTAGTGGGCCATTAGCGGGCCTTTTTGGTGTGCGGTTGCGCTGCTGCTTGCGGATGATCCGGCCCGTAAAGTCGGCGTGCTTTCTTGCCGACTTCATCACGGTCAATCTTGCTGATGTAGGCGGCAAGTTCTTTGCCTGTCTTCCAACGGCCACGCCGTTCAAAGCCCGTCAAAAACGGCTGCGTTGCCCAATCATAACTTGCGTTTGCCAGTGCAGCCCGCGCCGATGCAGGAAGCTTGTCGTAAGCTCGCATCGAGTTTTCGCGTGTGCTGCAATAAGAACCGGAGGAATTTCCCATCTGCGTCTCTCCCGTGTTGATGGGAGTAGGAATATCACAACCCGTGAAGTGTTGCAATCAAAAAATCACACAACGTGAAAAACGAACCCCGCCTGTGGCAGGGTGCCGCATGCAGAATCAGGTCAAATGTGGCGGTGAATTGTGGTTGCGAGATCGGACAGGCGCAACGGCAGGCCAGATGCGTCACCCATATAGAGCCAATCCAGGGTAACACCAAAACGGTCCACTAGCTGTCCTGCAACATCAATTGTTAATCTGCGTGAGCCTTTCTCATACTGGCTCCAAGCTGACTGCGCGATGCCAAGCAATTCAGCAATCCTGACTTGGTTAAGCCCTTCATATAACCGCAGACGTTGCAGCCGCTCGCCAATTATTTCCGGGTTGTCAATCATGGCAGTTTTTGCTGCTTCACCGTGGGAAAAGGCAAATCCCAAAATGTGATATTGACGGGCTTCACACAACGTGATACTCATTCCGTCATGCAGTCAATTTCAACCATTCGTGGCCTGTTTGAATCGCTTGGCGGAATGCGGGCGATTGCCGATCTGGTCGGCGTCAAGCAGACGGCGGTTTATATGGCAATGCAGCGGGGCAGCATCCCGCACCGTTGGCGCATGCCGCTATATCAAGCTGCTACAAGCCGCAGCATTAAGTTCGACCCGGCCCTTCTTGGATTGGAGGCCGCGCAATGAACTCCCCCAGCCGCCACTTTCCCCCAAGTCACGAGTGGCAAGCGGTCATTCCCCCCGCGCTGGCAACTTGGCCCGGCTCATCCAGATTCAGCCGGGCCATTTCTTATTCGTCTGTCAATCGGCGTATCAGTTCCGTGCTGATGACGCCTATCGAAACAAGTCCGGGTCCGTGCTGCGTCTCTCGGGCTTGCGGGAAACGGGCGCGGCGGGTGGCCTTCCTGCCTTGCCGCGTCCGTTTCCATCGTTCGAAATTCACAATTCTGCACATCGGGATGACTCCTTTGGTTCACTGCCTAGCATCGGTGAAACTAGGAGGAGATCATTCCATGGGTTTGGAAAAATCATCCATGAACGCCATTGCTGAAAAACTCTCAGCCATAGGCGGGCACGGGCCTTTCAAGGCGCGAGAGTGGCGCATCCGGTGCCGCCTCGGCTGGCATAGCAAGGCCCCGAGCGCCATTCGGCACTTGATCTATCAAGAGCGCCGTCCGTCCCTTGACGAAGCAAGAGACATAGAGGCAGCGCACCTCAAGTTTTGCGCGGAGAAAATCCTTGAAAACAGAGCCGAGAATGAAACTCTCCTGGCCTCCATGCGATCCGCTCTTGCCGCGATGGAGCAGGGCGACCCGGAGTTTTATCGCGCGCACATTGAAGCATTGGGCGCGATGCTGCTTCAGTCTCGGCACCAGTCTGGTGAAGGCGGCGATAAGGGTTGAACGCTGATGCAGTTATCCCTCATGGACTGGACTCCGCCGGCCATCCTTGGCGACCGTGACGGCTCCACCTTCGACCGCGCCCGCGATGGCGAACGCCTTAATGGGCAAGCGGCTGACGTGTTCAACTACATGCAGCACGGCCAATGGCGCACCCTTGCAGACATAGCGGCGGCGACAGGTGCGCCGGAAGCATCGGTTTCAGCGCGTTTGCGTGATCTGAAAAAGGAGAAGTTCGGCGGCTACAAGGTCGAGCGCCGTTACATTGCCAATGGCCTTTATCAATATCGCGTGTCCGTTTGATGGCCATCCGCCGCCACAACGCCAAGCGGGACGCCAACGAAGGCCCCATCATCGCAGCCCTAGAGGCGTGCGGGTGCCAGGTGCATCGGATGGATACGCCAGTTGACT